GAATAATTAAACCGCCAGGCAGTTTTTGATATCCGGTGGTACCTAAAGATGCAGCGAACAGCCCCGAGTTAGCCAACATTGCGCTGCCACCCGTAACGAACCATGACCCGCCGTTCCAGGTGAAATCAACTGTGTCTTGGGGTTGAACAATGACGTTAGCAGGGGTAAGGCCGCCGATATTAATTTTGTCACTGCCGACAGGAGTAACCGTCAGCGACTGCGCCCCTGCATTCAAAACGCTGATCTTGGAGCCCAACGGGAAAGCAGACGACCCAGCGGGAGGAAGATTGAATGCTAATGCGCTTGCACCATATGAATAAGCAACGCCTCCCATATGAGCCGCTGTCAATGCCGTATTGACATTGAACGAGAAGATCCCCGAGGCTTGCAGACCCTGCCGAACCATTGCGGCAGTGGTCGCCAGCTTCAGCGAGTTATCAAACTGGGGCGGGGACTGGTCGAGCAGTACATTGCCCGCCCCGTCACCTGAGAGAAGCGCAGCGAGTGCCGCGAGAACTGCTGAGCGAGTACCCATTATTTGGCTCCAATGAAGTCAGGTGCAGCCGGCAGCGCGACGCTAGGGAAGCCCTCCGAGGCCGGGAGATCGCGCAATGCCTTCCGGTACGCTCCGAGCGATGCGGCCTGCGCTTTCGTCAACGTGGTTGACGCGGCGAAAAGCGATTCGTCCTGGTGACGCGATACAAGCCAATCGCTCTCTGCGAGAGCCGCATTGCGTTGCACGCGCATCGACGCGGCGAGTTCATCGACAGTCTGCGGCGCAGGATCAACGAGAAGCGGCATGCCCTTGTCATCCAGCTTCATGCGCTTGCCAGCGGACTGCCCCTCAAGCAATTCGACGTGGTGTTCGTCATCGATAGCGACTGCGCCAGCGGGAATTGAATCACCGTGCCACTCGTCGCTATAGAAGCCGATGACAAAGCGATCGGCGTTAAGGTGTGCGTATTTTTGGCTCATGATATTTCCTTAATAGCCCAATGCGAACCATGGCGTTGCACCGACAGCACCGGGGCCTTGGGCAATAAGCGTAAATCCTGTTTTTCCGGTGTAATTCACCCCTACGGCCGTGGGAGTCGAAGTGGTTCCGCTCGACATTGGAGTGAAAGCCCCGCCCGTTAAAACAGTGGTTGGGAAGGCCAAAGGAAACGTTACTGAGACAAAGCCACCAGCCACCATGCTGCTGGAAACTCCCCACTGGAGAATTAGCCCGCTAGGGAGCTTCTGATAGCCGTTGGCAGTGACGGATGCAGCGAACGGACTAGAAGAACCAAGCTGCAAGGTCCCGCCAAATGCAATCCATTGCCCATTTCCGCCCTTCGCGATGAAGAACGAATCGCCAGACCTGATTGCTATAGCAGTCGAAGTGCCGCTATTCACCTGGAAAACGTCGGAACCAGAACAGGCGATCGTGACACCGCTGGCGTTGGTGTTATTCGACCAAAAGTAATATGCAGCCCCGAGAGGGACCGTCGAAGTGAGGGGAAGAGTAAATCCCATCGTGGCGGTTCCGTACGCAACGATCAGATTCCCTGCTTGCGCCGGACTAAGGACTTGGCTCGTGTTGTATTGCGGCTGATTCGAAAAGTTCCCAAGCGCACGCTGCACGAAAGCGTTCGTTGACAACTTCGTAGTTGCATCGAACTGGGCTGCGGTCACGCCGGTATCGCCGCCGACTAGGTTCATCGGGCCGATCATCGTCGCGCCGGAGGTCGTCACGGCGTTGGCGACCGTGAAGGATGCGAAGGCGATTACCTGGACTCCGTCGCCAACTTTAGCGCCAGTCGCCAGAACTACGTTCGCACCGTCGGTCGCCGTGAAGTCCGTCGCGCCGAGCGTCGATCCGTTCTGGATGACGAGGATGTTGCCGGGCGTGTACGAGCAGGCAAACGTGGTCTGTGCCGCCGTCGCCGTGAAGGTGTGGATAGCGAACGAGCTAGACGATGCAGCGCCCGCCAGAACGGTGTTCGTGCCGTCGCAGTAGACAATAACCGACTGCCCTTGCGGGATGGTCGCCGTCGTGCCAGCGCCACCGCAGCCCATCGTCAAACCGAACGCGCCAGTGGTTTCATTTGCAACCACGTACTGGCCGCCCTGCGCCGGGATGATGACCTCGATGGCCGCCGTCAGAGCGCCCTGCAATAGCAGAATCCCGTTGCCGTACTGCGCGGGCGTCAGGGCGACGTTTGCACCGCCGCCGACCGGGACAGGGATAACGCCGTTCTTCAGTTGGTATGCGAATGCCGTCGTCGCAATCTTCGTCGTCTGATCGCCGACAGGAGGCGTGGTCGAAGTAGATACGCCCGTAAGCTGGATATTCGAGAAGTCGTTCGTCGCGAGATAGACGTTCGTGCCGTCGCCGAAGATCTCAACGAACTTGCCCTGCGTCACGGCCACACCAGTCCCCGCCGCGGTCTTCACCGTCAGCGAGAACGCGCCAGTCGTGTTGTTTGCAACGATCCACTTGCCCGACGTGCTCGGCAGGATGACTGCAATGTTCGCCGTCAGACCGCCAGTGAAATTCAGGATGCCGTTACCAGCCTGCACGGCGCTCAGGGCCACGTTCGTGCCACCCGCGACGCTCAGCGCGAGCACGCCAGCAAGAGTGCCCTGCACAAACGCAGTCGTGGACAGCTTCAGCGAGTTGTCACCGAGCGGCGCGGTAGGCGCAGTCGGGGTTCCCTCAAATTCCGGGCTAAGCAGCGGCGCGAGACCGGTCGGAACGACACCCCCATCGAGGATGCTATTGATGGTGTTGTAAAGCCAGTTCGTGCGGTTCGCGAGATTCAGCGCGGCTTGGTTTGACAGCCCCTGATTCGCCGCGGTGTTCGGATTGGCGGGGTTGTATCCCTGCACCGGATCGGAAAGCTGAATCTGGTAGACCGTAAGGTCGTAATTATTAATTTCCGGAAGTACGGCAGCGGTCACGCTTCACCCCTTAGAAGGAAATGGTCCACGTACCGCTGAATGCGATATCGCTTGCAAAGTTGAGGGGCTGCGTGCGCGTCTTGCGCGCGTACAGGACGCCAGATTGAGTCAGAAGGCCGAATTCGGAAATCGCCATGCCGAATGCGGAAACGTCTGCCGAGCCCATCGCGAAAGAGAACTGGACCTGGTTGCTGGCCGGATAGCTCACGCCCGTAAGCGCGTTCGCGTATTGACCTGTCAGGCCCGTATTGCCGAAGACTGGCGCGGTCGCGTTCGTGCCGACGCCGAACTTGGTGACGGAGTTGTTCGCTACGTTTCCGCCGAGCAGCGCGGCGTGCGTGGGCTGCGAGCCGATAACGATCAGGTTGTTGTCGTCAACATGCTCAATGAGCTTGCCGCCGCGGCGAACGTCATAGACCAGCCTGCCGGTCGGCGGCTTCAGGGTGTCGTGAAGCGCGAAGCCCGCAAGGGCGCGCTTGATACGCTCATTAAGTTGCATGGTCAGACTGACCCTCTCTAGTAGATGAGGACCAGTCTCGCGTCACGACACATCGATTAGAGCGTGTCTACTTCCGTCGTTCCACTGTCATAGGTAGCGATTCCGTTATGCGTCCGGACGCCGTTATACGCGTAGTTGTATTGAATGCTCAGTACCATTCCATCCGTGTCGTCTGGCGGCACGAGCGCGTCCGCAAACGGCACCGACTTGACACTAATAACCGACATCGAATCCGTCGGCTGCGTCAGCGAGTCAGCGAACGGAGCGACTACTTCGATCATCGAGAACAAGTCCGTCGGTGGCGTCAGGCTATCGCTCAGGTTCGATCCGATCAGCGATAGGTCGCGCAGGTGTGCCCCGGCAGCGCGCAGCGTGTTGATGAGCGCTGTGATGGTTTGCGCGAACGTAGTCGGGTCTTGGCCGTTGATAATGTCGTAGCCATACTCAACGTCAAACAGCCCGTAGACGGGCGTCGAAACCGCGTCATAAAGGATAGCCCCGTTATGGATGAAGTCGGCGTTATAGACATTCCCCGTCACGCCTGGCAGCACCACGTCCGTAACGGTTGTGTCTTGGCCCGTGAACGTCGTAATGGCGAGTTCCATTGCGACGTTATTGCTCATCGGGCGAAGCACACTTGCAATGATGCGGGGACCGTATGCCGAATCCTCTTCGCCCGGGTTACGCGGGACTTTGTAATAGGTCCCCAGCACATCGAGCCAAATCGTATCGGCCGTAGTTGTGCTCATTTCCGCCGGCAGGTTCGCGATCTGCGCGGCAGCGAGTTCGAGTTCTGCAGCATTGCATTCGAGGTACGCCCACAACACGCTCGTGTAGGCATACATGGGCTGCGGCAGGTCGCTCGGAGTGACGCTCCCGGATGCGTCCAAAAGCGCAGCCGCAGAGATGCCAGCCATTGACGGCGCGAGGTATGGCGTGACGTAGCCCGGCTGTGCAGCGATATAGTTGACGAGTTGAGCAAACGTGTACTGAGTCAGGTCAATAGTCAGGTTCGCGCCGTAGCCGCCGTCGAGAACCTGCGTCGTCAGGACGCCATCCTGCACCTGCCACGACATCGGATAGACGTGGTTGAACGACATGGCGAGCACGCGTGCCGGGTCTTTGTTAAAGACGCGATTCAGGTAGCCAAGCAGGGTTTGTGTAAGCTGCATTTAGGTCCCCTGAGTCAGCGTGATCGTGCCCGGCATGTTCTTATTGCCGGTCTCCGCGAGCGTGTCGGTGAATGCCGAAACGTAGTTCGTCACTCCAGGGATGTTCATGGCGAGTTTGCTGATCTGAGCGGCCACCGCCGTTCCGACGGGGTCGGTTCCGGCGACAGTGCTCCCGCTATTGCCGATGGTCAGTCCTTGCAGATACGAGAAGATCGCGGCAGAAACAAGCGGCTGGATGTTGCTCCACACGTATCCCGGCGCGATTGTCACCGTGGCCGTCACCGGGAGCGGGACCTCAGTCGCGATAAAGACGTTCGTCTTTACGCCAGCGGCCTTATACCCCGGGATCTTCGTTCCCAGTGCATTCACGTAGCCCGCGATGACGTTGACCGCCTGCGCGAGCAGCGCTCCCGACGTGCCGCCCACGCCGTTGTGGATGTAGCAGTTGACAAGCGCTATCGGCTTTGTAGCGTCGTACGTGTATGGCTCGTCAATCAGCGATAGCGCGACCTTTTCCGTGATGTTCCCCATCGCATCCGTCAGATTGACGGTGGAGAGACCATAAGACAGAGCCGCGACGGTCCCGCGAGCGAGAGTCGAGATGTAATTATTGAAACGGATAAGCTGCTCGGCAGGCGTTTCCGCGTTCTGCCCATTGACAAACGAGTTCGCATTTACTGCGCCGACGAAACCGGTAGGTTGTGGCGACAGAGCGAAGGTCTGATTCTGCGGCAAATTGCCAGTCGAACCCGTGACCGTGCATGCAACCTGAATATTGACCGTCGTGCTTCCAGCCGGGATAACCACGTCCGCCGCGGACTGATAGACGTTGCTGCTCGTCCCGGTCGGCGTGAAGGCCGTGCCTGCCGAAACCAAGACAGCCGTCGGCTGCGAGGCGATCGTCACCTGCACAAGACCGGACGCTGACTGTGCCTGGAGTGCTGGGAAGTTAAACGAGTTGAACACCGCAACCGGGATGGCTTCCTGCAGCCCGTTGAACATTTGCTGGTAAAGCTCGTCAATCTCTGCGGCCGGCGCTTCCACGAGCGTGCGCGCGACGGCGCCGACGTTGTAGTCAGTAACCTTGCTCTGCGTCGCCTTCATCCGGTTCACCATCGAATTGACGATGGACGCAAAATTTTTCAACTGAAACATTCGAATTCCTTACGATGTCGTGGTTGATACCGGCACCGTTGTGCCAGCAACCGTTTCTGCTTGGACAACCGTCGCAATCACGGTCCCGGAAACAGTCGCTGTCGAGTCGGTCACGCTCGAAATGCGCGAGTCGGACGACACGGTCTGCTTCGCATAGCGGGCAGCGAGAAGCCCGGCAGTGGGGCCGTTCTTTGCGCCCAGCAAGCGGCGACCGAGGTAGCCGTAGCCGCCGTGATAGATCAGCTCACCTTGGTCGGTGTTGAGCGCGTTTTCGAGGGCTTGCGTGAGGTTGGCAACGCCAGATACGAGCGCAAAGTCACCGTTTTCTGTAATCGCGAAAGTGCCGTCCGGGTTCAGTAGCGCGTCCGTCTTGAATACGTCGTCCTGGTCGGTTGACGGGGGCGCCGTCGCCGCAGGGATTTTCAGGAATGAGCCATTCAGGACGACGCCAGTTACAACCGAGTCCGGATCGTCCGTCAGGTACGGCGGAATCAAGCCGTTCATCCCGATAAGGACAGCCCAATTCGACGCATCCCCCATGACGCGGGCGGCAAAGGTCTGAAGCGAGTCGCCGTTCTGCGTCTGGACGAATCGGTATCCGGTAAGCGGCGTATCGAAAATAGATGGCATCAGGTCACCGAAATACCGTTAGTGATCGAGGCCGCCAGCGTTGCGAGTTGCTGCGGAGTCAAGGCCGAGAGAACCGGGTCGGTGTAGAGGATGGTTTGGATGGCCTGCTGTGCAGCCGGACTCACCTGAATCGGAGGCGGGGTATTCGTGCCCATAACGTCGTAGAACGGGTTCGTGTCGTTCAACGTGTATTGGCTCTGCGGGGACGATCCCGGGACCGTAGACGAGCAGTTGCTCGCACCGTAGAGGCCCGTGTAGACGGGATAGGTCTGCCCTTGCGCGATAGCGTTGGCGAAGACGCAGGACACGTCCGAAAAAGCCGCCTGCACCTGCATAAGGCTTCCGGTCACGTTCGCTGCATTGGACGTTACTGAGGCCAGCGTCGCGAACATGTTGAAACCGACTTGCGCGATCGACTGAGCCACGCCAGTAACGAGACTCACCAGCGCGGCCGGGGTCTCTACAATCGCGACTGCCATATTGAAGACTGAGCAGGCCGTCTGCATGAAAGCCGTGATCGGCGCAAGGATGTCAGCCTGAATAAAGTTGACAGCCGAGGAGATGGCCCCGGCGATCTGTTTGACGGCGGCAACCACGCTCTGCAGGCCCAGCGATTGAATGAGGCCCGACAGCCAGCCACCTGAGCCCTGACCTGGAGCCGGATTGTCGCCGAGTCCGATCATCGAAATTTGGTACATGCACAGCAGCGGCCGCGAGCGCGAGCGGCGCAGCGTGAAGTTCATCGGAATAACAACGTCGATGGTCGAGTTGAGCGCGTCCGTGAAAATCAGTTGCACGAGGTTCGGGTCGAGACCCTTCTGCATCGCCTGGTTGCGAAGCGAGTGCCAGTTCGTGAATGAGGCCGCGCGAAGCTGCTGAAAGAACGCCATGCCGTCAACGCCATTGAACCCGCGCCAACCGGTATTCCCGCTTATATTGATCTGCGTCAGGCCCGCCCCGAACTCGTCCGCGAACGCCCCGCCGAGGGTCTGCTGCACCGACACGCGAGACATTTCCGTGCGAGTCAGTTCTTCCGGGCGGATGTTCAGAGGAAGCACTACCGGGGACGCGCCAGTCGATAGGTCGTCAAGCGTGAAGCTGATAGGGCAATCGCCCGGCTTCTGCGAGGGGGGCGGATTCAGCGCCTGCAACGCGGCCGGGATGGACGGCATTGCAAACGAGAGAGGGACGAATGGCGTGCTCATGCAACGAGCATGGCGTCACGACGATCTAAAAATACCTCTTGACTTTCTGCTTGGTGCGCATATTATTGCGATC